GATGAGCATGCAGTATTTTCATCATAACTTTTCGACGACCGAGAAGGGCGTGATCGGCACCGTGACCAGCATTGGTTCAAGCGTCTTCAGCATGCTGCCCCATTTGGAAACCAGCCTGCGCATCGCGGGCCTGCTTGTCGGATTTTGCGTCGGCGTGGCAACGCTCATCAGCGTGCTGCACGACGTTCGGAGAAAAATGAAGGAGAAATAAAACTATGCGTAACTGGAAAACAACGACCATCGGAATCCTCACCGCCCTCATCGCCTTGGCGACTGGCGCGAAAGAGTTCCTTGCCACCGGCACCATCCCTGACATCGGCCTTATCGCAGCAAGCCTTATGGCTGCATGGGGATTAGTGGTAGCAAAAGACGGCACTGCCCGCCTCTGACTCCATGCCCACCCGCGTCACAAAAGCCATTGCAGTTGCGATCCTCGCCGCATGCTGGGCTGTCGCTGCGGCTGGCTGCGTGACGGTCGGCTATGACTTCTTGAAGCAACAAGCCACCGTCACCTTCGACGCCAAAACGGTGAAGGAGCCGTCCAAGTAACTCCAAGCTCCCAGCTCCACGCTCCACGCTCACCCATGATCCCCAAAAACCGACCACAGCAAAAACGCGCAGACACCTTGAAGCAGCTCGCTGCTCTCAAGGTGAGCGATCCCGTCTGCCTGGTCGGCATCAGAGGATACTTCCGCGACACGATCGGGGCGGTCGGAAAGAACGATCTTAACCGTTTCGATGATGCCATCATTTTGGTCAGCCCGAATGTGCATGCGGCGTGGAATGCCAACGTCGATCCGTCCCGCCTCGGCTACAACGCCAAGGCCGGCAAGCAAATGGCGCAGCTTGCTCCGGGAGTCTACCGCTACAAACTCGGCAAGCACGGCATCCGCCGCGGCAATCCCTACAAGGCGCTCGTCCAGGCGGGTCCGGTGACAGTGCTTCGCGGGGAAGACAAAGAGACCGGCTACTTCGGCATCAACATCCATGCCGGCGGCAACAACCCACTGCGCACCGAATCCGAAGGCTGTCAAACGCTCCCTGGTCGCCCCGGCCAAGCGGGCAGCCAATGGCAATCCTTCATCTCCCTGGTCGAAAGCGAAATGCGCCGCAACAACGCCAAAACCGTCAGCTACGTCCTGACCCATCCCCGCAAAGACATCTCCTAACTCGTCACTCGTCACACGTCACTAACCACTTCTCCTTATGGCCAAAACAATCGGACAACTAACCCAAGCCACAACCCTCGCATCCGGCGACGAGTTCGTCATCGAGCAAAGCGGACTGACCAAGCGTGTCGCCGCCTCTGTGGTGCGCGGCGGACTGGTCAATGCGGATGTGGATGCGGCGGCGGCAATCGCCTTCAGCAAGCTCGCGGCCTTGGACAGCGCCAACATCCTTGTCGGCAACGGCAGCAACGTGGCGACCAAGGTTGCTGTGACTGGCGACGTGACGGTGAGCAATACCGGCGTCACTACGCTGGCTCGCCCACTTACCTTGGCCACCGCTCAAAACACTACCAGCGGCACCAGCATTGATTTTACCGGCATTCCGTCTTGGGTGAAGCGGATTACGGTGATGCTTAATGGGGTTAGCACCAATGGCAATGACGCCAAAATAATCCAACTCGGAACATCGGGAGGCCTCCAGACTACGGCATACAATGGAGCCAGCACATTTATTGGCTTAAATGCCGGAAACACGCAGGCCGGTCATGCAAACTTTACTTCTGGAATAGGCGTCAATTTTCCGAATTCGGCAAATGTCATGTATGGAAATGTCGTTATTACGCTTCAGAATGGGAGCGACCATACATGGACAGCGCACGGAGTTCTGTCCTTGTCTGACGCAGCTTATACCGGCCTCGTGGCCGGATCAAAAACGCTGTCTGCCGTATTGACGCAGATCAGAATTACAACAACCGGCGGCACCGACACCTTTGACGCCGGTAGCGTCAACATCATGTATGAGGGCTAACATCTAAATGTCCCTCGAAAGCCCCATCCTCAGAGACGGTGATGCCGGATTCGCAGGCTATGCCTCGCGCATCAATCCGGTTACGCTGCCCGCTGGCATGCTCCAGCTCTCGGAGAACATGCGGCTGGATCGTGGGGTTGCGGTAACGCGCAAGGGAGCCAAGCGCATGGCGGACGCCATCAGCGTGGCCAGCTCGCCGCTCACCGTGCCCTTTGTGCTCAACCCTGCGCCCAATGCGCCGGTGGTGCAGAGTGTCTACAGCGGCGGCATCTTTGCGGCCAGCGTCTACCGCTCACCCGACCAAGTGCAGTCGGCCGAGATCGTTGTGCTGGCGGGCGGCGACCGCGCCTACACGATTCTCTTGGACGACAACCAATCCTTCGCAGGTGTCTGGGCGGGCGGCTTTCTGGTCACTGACACCGGAGAAGAAATCGTGGACGAGAACGGCGACACTATCGTCATCAGCGTGCTCCCGCAGGAGCTGGCCTACCCGACATCACCGGACGAGGTCATCGAGCCGACTGACACGATTTCCATGACGCAGGCCAACGACCGCCTCTACCTCTTCCGCGAAGCCGACGCCTCGCGTCCGGGCTGGGTCATCAAGAACGTGACCACCGGCGGCATCACGGTGGCGTCCACCACGGCGACTGTCAACCTGACCGGCCACGGATTCCCCGCCGGTGCCCGCGTGCGCATCGAGGGGAGCAATGTCGCTGCCTTTGACGGCGTGGAATACGACATCGCCACGTCCTCAACGAACTCTTTCACGATCACTGTGCCGAGCGGCACCGCGACCGACGCCACGACCAGCGGCCGCACCATCCGCCGCGTCAAATGCCCTCTCTACTGGGACGGCATCACCACATCCTTTGTCCGCAGTCCCGCAGGCGTGCCCGCCGCTGGCCCGACCTTCAAGACCATGCGCTCAACGCCTTGGGGCACCTACGTCAACAACCGGCTGGTGCTTCCTGACGGTAAGAACAACGTGCTCATCTCGGACATCCTCGACGCCAACACCTACGATCCGTATTGGCAGTCTTTCCGCGCCGGTGCTGGTTCCAATGACTTCGTAGTCGCGGTGCATCCTTGGGTCGAAAACAGCTTCCTCGTCTTCTGCCGCAAGTCCATCTGGCTGGCCGAGGTCAATCAATTCGCCAGCGTGGACGGCGCCTCTACGGCCATCGACACCGCTCTCAGTAAGCTCACGCTCCTCACCGATGAGGTCGGCTGCGCGGCCCGCCGCTCCATCGCCACGGCAGGGCAGTTTGTCTATTTCCTCAGTGACTCCGGTGTCTACCGCTTGGACAGCCGCCTTGACCTCAAGTTACGCGGCGACACCAAGCCTCTCTCGGACCCCATCGCCAACCAGCTTGACGACCTCAATGCGACACTCCTCAAGAACTCGGTCGGGCTATGGTATAGCAACCGCTACTACCTCGCCGTCCCGCTGGCCGGTGCCGACAACAACAACGGCGTCTTCCTTTACAATGCGCTGAACGACCAGTGGGAGACGCGGGACATCTACGGCTTCGGCGTGGATGACTTCGTTGTCGCCACCCGCGCCAACGAGCGCCGCCTGTTCGTCAGCAACAAAGCCGGCCGCCTCATGCTCCTCGACGAGATCGAGGAAGGCGACCAGTCGCCCGACGTGCAGGCCGATGTCATCACGCCGGTCGCTGGCCGCATCGTGACGCGCCGCTATGGCATGGGCAGCGGCATGATCGGCATGACAACGAAACGCTTCGTCCGCAGCCTCGCCGATGTCGTCCTGCCCAACACCGGATCGGTCACGGTTAAGGCCATCACAATCAACCCCGACGCCACGATCACGCTGGTGCCGGGACAGACCAACACGTCCGGCTTGGCCGAAGACTACACGCTCAAACAGCCGATCCGCGCCAAGGCACACTACGCCGAACTGGAATTTCTAACCACGGCCAACCGGCCGGAAATCCGCAACGTCTCAATCGAAGCGGCAGGGCCGAGCAACCCGCCGACTGAGACAAGGAACGCAGCTTAACAACTAAGGAACAAAATCATGGCAACAGTAACAGCATCCTACAACTGGGTCAGCGGCGAGACCGTGACCCCGACCAAACTCAACACGGCCGCCGCGCCGACTGTGGTTGTCGCTGACAATGAAGTCACGACCGCGAAGATTTTGGACGATGCCGTGACCAACGCCAAGCTCGCCACCGGCATTGACGCCAGCAAGATAACGACTGGCACATTGCCGATTGCGCGGATTGCGGATGCGGCGGTAACTCAAGCCAAGTTGGCAAGCGGCGTTGCCACATCCGGCCCAGCGTTTCGAGCGTATGCCAATTCAACAACATCTGTTGCCAGCGGAGTTGAAACAAAGGTCACGCTTGGCGCCGAAGATTTTGACACGGCCAACTGCTTTGCGTCTTCGCGGTTCACGCCAAATGTCGCTGGCTACTATTGGATTTCTGCTGCGATGCGCTGCGAGAACCTTTTGGCTGCCAATGTCGCGCTTTACAAAAATGGAGCGCGGCATAGCTGGGGAACGAACGCCAACGCAGGAACATATCACAGTCATGTCAGCGACTTGATCTACCTTAACGGAACCACCGACTATGTTGAGCTTTACGCTTACCAAGGGTCTGCGGGAACGCAGAACGTAGGAACACAGCTTTTCAGCCCAGTCAGCGCCTACACATGGATGTCCGGCTTCTTAGCCCGCGCAGCGTAATGACCCCATGGCAACGCGCAAAAACATGGTGGGACAACCACAGCACGCAAGATTTCTGGGAGCTTGTCGGCGAGCATCTGTCGTCAGGCTTAGTCCACGCCACGCCGGAAGTCTTTCTGCTCGCCTCGGAGGTGCGGTGGAACGCGGAGGAGCAAGCCTTTGAAAGCGGCGAGCCGAATTGTTGGTTCGTCACTTTGGCTGCTGCTGCTGGCCGCGCAAACCCTGTGCGGGAGTTTATGCGTGTGGCGACACGCCCGCAGCAATACGCGGCATGGTGCCGCAGGGGCAGCTTTGAGCCGCGCGTCTACGATTGGAACAAACTAATTAGCAAAACAAGAGGACAATAATATGGGAGGAAAAGGACCAAGCGCACCCGCGCCACAACCAGTGCCAGCCGCACCGGCGCCGATTGATTACGATAAGATGGCCAATGCGTCGATTCGCGTGGCCCAAGCACAGAGCGCCGCCGAGGAGGCAGCAATCAAGCGGCTATACCCTGAGTATATCCGCATGCAGTTCGGCACCGCCGACCAGCTCGCCGGTCGTCTCAACAACGAATACCTCCAGCGCACTCGCGGCGTTATCGGTGAGGAGCTGCAAGCGGCTTCGGCGCCTAATGCCATTGAGGGCGAGCTGCAACGTCAGGCGGAATCAGAGCTTATGCTCGGCCGCTCGCTGACACCGGAGCAGCAGCGCGAAGCCTCGCAGTCGGCGCGCGCGGCCTTTGCGGCTCGCGGGCTTGGCACCTCGATGGGCAGCAGCGCGGCTGAGATTCTTAACCGTGATGCCTATGGGCAGCAGCGTCTGGATGCGCGGCGCGGGTTTGCGGCTGGCGTGAACACAATGGATTTGGCCCGCCGCGAACGACGTGTCGGACTAGCTGGCGCCTACATGGATATGGACCCTTACCGTCAGGCTATCGGGCCAGCGTTCCAGCTTGGCCTCGGCACGCTTGGCAATACGACCCAGCAGGTCAGCGGGATTTTTGGCAATTCGCTTCGCATGGGCGCTGGCGTTGAAACCTTCAACACCAATATGGCCGCCAGCAACCGCAACGCCATCCTCAACAACAACGCCGCCATGCAGGCCGCAGCAATGCAGGCCGGTGCCTCGCAGAACGCGGGCATGATGGGGATGTTTGGCGGGATCGGCGGCGGCATCGCCTCCGGTGCTGGCATGGCTATCGCAGGCGCGTCTTTCTAATGACCTACGAGGACAAAGTCTCCTACGCCCACCGACTCATCGAGCAGTCGCTCGCCGAGTTTGGCAACCCGTGCATCGCCTGCTCTTTCGGCAAGGATAGCATGGTGGTGCTGGACTTGGTGCGGCGTCACCGCGATGACCTGCCGGTTGTCTTCCACCGCGAGCCTTGGCAGCCGCACAAGTATCGGTTCGCTGATGCGGTGATCCAGCACTACGGATTGCGGGTCTACGATTTCCCGCCCTCGGCCACGATGGTGCAGGACGGCGGTGGCGAGGTGGAGATCGCCGGATATTACCAGATCGGCGCCCGCTACAATATGCTGCCGACCGGCATCCGCGCCCCGAAGGACGGCGAGGACTTTGTCTGCGGACTCAAGGACATCTACCAGCGGCCGACCGGCACGTTCAACTGGCCGTGGGATGCGATGTTCCATGGCCACAAAGCGAGCGATACGGATGCGGTCTATGGCGACATCACGATCCGCACCGATGTGGCGCGCAATCTGGACAGCGCCAGCCTCGTCTTCCCGATCCGCCTCTTCAGCGATGAGGACGTGTGGCGCTACATCGAGGAGAACAATTTGCCCATCCACCATGGACGCTACGAGAAGGTCGGCGAGACATGGCAGGAGCGGGAGGACAAAGGTGACAACCCTGACTATGTGACCGCCTGCACGGCGTGCATGGCCAAGGGCGGACCCGCCGAGGTGCTGTGCCCACGGCTTGGCCAACTGGTGAGCAATGTGAGCGATCAGCTCCGGTGGTCACAAAAAGAACGCCCCAGCTACCTGCGGGCCGAAGCAGCTTAATCAACAACGAAGGAGAACAAAACTATGTTTGCATACAGTCCAACAGTCAACGACCGCAGCGGCGAGATCACCGCCGCCGGCCAAGTCGCATCAGCCAACACGCAGGCCAATATGTATAACCAGCTTGGCAACAATATCGGCGGGGCTTTGGCGTCCCTCGGCGGGATGTATGGCCAATACAAGGACAAGAAAGACATGCTCAAGGGCATGGACTCTGCGGTCGGAGCCATGGCCGATGCCGGGGCGCTGCCCAAGGGGTTCCTTAACCAATACAACCGGCTCGATGACGCCACTCGGCCCTTCATTTTCCAAGCGATAGCATCGCCGATGTTCCAGTCTTACAACGCCGGACAGTCTGCCGCCGCGCAGGCCCAAGCGTGGGATAAATACAAGAAGACGTGGGGCGCGAGCGCGGGCGGTGACCCCGGCGGCTGGCGCGTTGAGTAATTACGCATATGGACAAACACGAATACGCCAAAATCGTCTACGGACTGAAGAAGGGAGACTATGTCTCGCCGGCCATGGGCGCGCAAATCGAGAAAGAATTGGAATACTACCGAAAAAAGAAGGTGGACGCGATGGTCAAGGCCGAGTTTGACCCCGAGATTCTGAACACGCAACAAGGCATGTATGCCCGCTATGACGGGACCAATGCTGTCGCCATCGCCCCGATGACCACCAACGCACAGGGGCAAGTGGTGAGGGGTGCGCCGTTG